CACCACATCCCAACGAGCATCGCGGGCATAACGAAGAAGATAATCAATTGAAGAAGTGATACTATATGTTGGAATCATCACATAGTCACTCTCAACTGAACGTTCTGGAATTCTACCGTGGCCGGGATTAGTATAAGCAACATGGTCGCCTTCTAAGCCGGGAGCCACAAGGTCTAATGGAAACTCAGTGTTGGCACCGGGTTCTACATTAATGGTTTCAAAGATGTTACCAAGAATGTTGCCGACAAGAATGCCCTTACGTAAGGGTAGTTCCAGTGCTTTAGCAAACTCTCTTTGAGCAGCTTGAGCAACATTGATATCCGCATCCCCTGACTTACGTAGGAGACTGATGAACTCATCACTAGGTCTATTATTAATTGGCATAAAAATTTCTCCTTTAGTTTAAATTAGTCAGGGAAGGTTTACTTCGACTTTGGCATAACCGTCTTCGTCTTTGCTAGTTAAAAATGCTCCGACTTTATTTCCGCTAGCAACTGCGCTGAAATTTCCAGCGGTTACTGTGCAGCGATAAGCGGTAGCACCAGCAGACGGAGTGCCAGTTACGTTATTGGTGACTACATATCCTTTACGTAGGACTGTTACCTTGCCACCCTTTTGTACTTCATCCTTATATAGATTAAGGTGAGTTCTAGTTAGATCCTTGTTTACAACGTCGTTAAGAAGAACACCAACTGGAATGCCAGTTGTTGAATACTTAACAAGATTGACACCTTGATCCATTGAAGCACCTGAACCAGCTGTTGTATCGTGAGAAACTACGCCACCGCGAGTGGCAGTTCCATCGTTATAGAAAAAGCTGATATCAGTTTGAAGTTCATATCTATCTGATTTTAGAGCCATAGTTATTTCTCCTTATATTATTTAACACGTAGTACGTTTGTCTCAAGCCACTCTGCAATACTTGCTCTTGTGGCCTCTAATTGATCTACCTCATCAGAAGCGTTAATTAAAGTGGCTTCGGTTGAATCTACGTTCGTGAAAAGTTCTTCAGTAACTTCATCAGCCTTTGATTCTTCTTCAGCATACTTCTTATCCTTCTTTTCCTCTACCATTTTTGCGTCTTTCTTACTATCCTCTTGCTTAAGAGCCTTTTCCTTCTTCATTGTAACCTTCTTCATTGCGGCTACGATGAGATCAAAACTTGTATCGTCTAATTCTTCATAAGAAGCTAGAGACTCTTCTGTTTCTTCTTCTGAGAAACCTAAATCTAGAAGACTAGCTTTACGTGACATCTTACTCTTTTCCTTCTTCATCATCTTGAGTTCTTCTTCCTTACTCATCATTTCTTCCTTAGACTTAGCTAAAGCTTCTTCTAAAGATGAGATTGTTGCATCTCTTTCTGATAATGACTTATTAAGACTTTCAATTGAATCTGCCTTTGTTGTTAATTCAGCCTGTAGCTTCGAAACAACATCTTCATGCTCTTTTGAATTAAAAGCTTCAACTGAAGCACGAAGTGTAGCATTTTCTTCTTTGAGAGATGCTAACTCAGCGCGAAGATCAGTCACGTTCTGTTCTAGTACTGTGTTATCTGTCATAGTATCTCCTTCACTGTGATTAAACTTAAAAGTTATTGTATTATCTGAGCTAGCACGACTAGCATCTAAGATGACACTTCTTGGATTGGCAGGCTTTGATACTAAACCTTTGCCAGAAAAAGAAATGTCTTTTAAATATCTACCTATCTTACGTCCTTCATACTGTCCAGTTCCACCATAAGCTCTTAAATGCTTTGTTAAAAATGCCGACGCTTCACTCCTTGGTAATAATGTTGTAGATCCACTTTCATCCATTATAGCATAATCAAATCCAGAAAAAAGACATTCCATTGAAACAAACCATTTGCCTTCTTCAATTTCGGCAATAAGTTGATTCATCCTGTCTCTATTTTCTTGATTCGTCCAACTGTTGTATAATACAGCTTCTGTTACGATATCGAAATCAGAAGTATAAGTTTCTACATCAGCTACAGTCGCACCATCACGATCTACCACATAACTACCAGTTATATGCCCAATAATGTCATTCTCATTGTGCATAAAATTAAATTGTTTGTCTTCTGGTGTCTTACGAGCAGCCCAAGTTACAGCTGAATCGAAGACATCATCATTTTTGTTCCATCCAGTAGAAACCAAAATAGACTTAATGTAATATAAATCTATTTGTTTAGGATTAGCACTGTTTGCTATAACCTTGTTTACATAAGATGGATTAAGGTCATTTTCTTCTGAAAGTATAACTGGCGAACAATATGCTATGGAAACTTGTTTTTCTACAAGTTCTCCCACACCATCTTGTAATTCTTTCTTATATACGTTCATGTTTACCTCTTATGAAGATAATACACAAAAAATAGTTAAAATTGCATAGTATACTCTATATACTTACCAAGTACGCTATTTTTGTATTCTTCTAGACTTAGTTTGTCTAAAGATATACCGCTTGTTTTAAGAATTTTTTTGAAATCTTGTGGAGTTTTTGAATTAGCTTTTAATAATGATACTATATCTTCATTTGATACACTAGATAATGGATTTATATTAGTAAAAATATCTAGTTTAATATTTTCTAGCTGTTTACACTCACTTTTTGTTAACTGTCTAAGATTAGATTTATTAAGACCATTCAGGTATGGCTCAACTATAAGAGAGGAAATAGCACTCATTGTATTTTCTGACCAGACTAAAAGCTCTGCAACTCCCGGCTTAGACCTAGGTTTATCAACTCTCTTTTTCCTAACATTAGTATCTTGCTTTAGTAGTGGGCGACCATTAGGATTGGGGGGTTGAATAGGTTTTGGAGCATTTTTTTTATCTATCTTAGATTGTTTATCCATTTTTTCTAATTCAAATTTTTGATTAGCGTTATGAAAAGGACTAGCTTTAGGTGGGCCAACACTGTCTCTTTTTTCCATTTCTCTTTTTAGTCTTATTCTCTCTATGTCTGGAATTTCTTTAAATCGTTCAATTAAAGTTTCATGACTGATAATATCCCTATCAGCTAATTGTATTAATAGATTCTTTTCAGCAGCCTCATCAGATAATGTCATTTGATCAAATTGTATATGAGCCTTATGTCTAAAACCCATAGCTTTTCTAATTATCTCAATTTCCTTCTCCCAAAAACCGGCCAATTGATCGCGTCCGTATTGTAGTCTTTCGACAAGAGTTTTTAGTGATATAAAGTTATTTGTAAATCCGCCACCGTTTGTTGCCATACCTGTTAAAGTGGGTGGAACGCCAAGGCCAGCATATATACTATTTAAAACTGACGTATATTTTTCAGAACCTAGAAATTTATATACTTCACTACTTGATTCAGTGAAGGAAAGTTCTGGACCCCATACTAATTCCATTGTTCCTCCACCCACGTTACTTGCTAATATATCTCTTAGTTTATTGATAGCAGCTTTATTGGGTAAGATTTTATATTCTAAGTTACCAAGTGTCCATAGTCTTATATTTGATATAGCTCCGTCTAGGGCTGATAAATCTGCTAGTCTCATTTTTTCTAGCATGACAATATCATCTAAAATAGCATATATCATAGGGTTAGCCCACTGTCTCCAATCGTCTTTCTTGTAGTAAAAAACGCTTAATCTCTCTGGGTCTAGTGGAATATCCCTCTCTCCATTAAGTAAACTTTGTTTTACATTTTTTGGTAGACTTTCAAGAACGTGACTTGGTATATTGCCAGACTGAAATTTATCAAGAAAGTTATCTGCTTTTATTGAAAAATTCTTTAGTCCCATGAAAAGTGATAAGTTCCCATCTTTCATCGCAACTGTAAGCGGATTAAAAAAGTTATATCTCCAGGGAATTACATTTTTTTCAGCATTTGGTACTTCAACTTTAATATCGCTAGCAATAGACTTCATGTAATTATTTAACTGTGGCGTTACTTTAGCATAGCTTCGATATATAATTACATTACCACATTTGTATAAGTTATTAAGAAATCTTTCTGACCGTTCTTTGCCATTTACGCTTTTGAACCATTGCTGATAAAATTTTTCTACACTTTTATCACGATGCACAATTTGTATACCTTGACTACCAAAGTCTCCCATTAAGTCAATAATGTTACGAATAATGCCAACTTTGTCATATGCTTCCATGCACATTTTTATGATTCTGCGTTGTTCAGTAGGAACTGCTTCTTCTGGCCTAAATGCGTAATAATCTTTATGCGTAAAACCGGGTCTTACCGATCTATTAGGCTCAATATCTATGAAATTTCTGTAATGATTACCAACAGATTTATTAACAGAAGAATATTCGCTTACGCTTTCACTTAATTTGCTCATAGCAACACTCTTGCTGTTTTGATCATCGTCAGACCATGTAATCATATCGTCAGTCATATTAAATCCTTATCAGTTAGATTGTTAGTTCAATAACAATTAATACACATCTTTCATAGTGTCAGTAAACCAACTTGGGCCAGAATAGTAATCTTCATCCTTGTTCTTCTTTTGATAATCTCCATTAGCAAATCCGCCATAAAAATTGTATTCGTTAGCAGTAGGTGTTCTTTGTATTGTACGCGCAGCCATGTTAGCCATTAAAAGCGCAGAGTATCTATCTTTTCTGATCTTATTTTTTTTGCCAGTACGAACTAAGACTTCTGGGGTATCCCACCTATCTCTACCATTAGAAGTTTGAGTCATTTGTATCATAGATAATTCATCTTTTAGTTCCTCAATCTCAATTACGCATTCTTCTAAGGTGTCAAACATTCGACTTCTAGATATATCTTCTGATTCAGATATAGCCAAACTAATAGCGTCAAAATCTGGGAACAGTAGAACCTTGTCTTCAAAATCCTTTCTCATTCCATGATTAGCTTCTGCTAGCCATTCATGTCTAGCAAATTGACACATCTCTAATATGTGTAGTCCGCGCTCATCGTCTGTATCTTTTGGTTTGCCATCTTCAATAGTAGGCCATACTAGAAATTCTCCAGGTTTTAATTTATCTTTATCATGCAACGATTCCATGACTGCTATGCCGCCGCCCTGCGCGTCAATAGAAACGTGTAGGCATGGAAATAGCTGCATTAAATCTCTAATTTTTCTAGCACAATATGAGTAGAAGTCTGTTTCAGATACATAGCCCTTTTTTACTTTTTCTTTATGCTCTGTGCGTGTAGTTGTCCAGCAATGTACTATTTTTCTATAATTACCATCTAGTTCTAAAACAACAATACTAAAATTATCAACTTCTGAAGCAGGGTCTACTCCGTATACATAACGCTTTTCTTTATTACCAATTAAAGATGCGTTGAAATGTATTGTGTTGCCGTTACTATCTATAATGTTATTAGATACTGAAGCAATACAGGATTCTACCAATGATCTTTTAAAAAACCCTTGAGAGTCTCTTGTAAAACAAGCTCCGTACTCCATTTGGTAAATACCAGTATGTACAGTCGCTTTAGATCTTGCTACTTGATCGGCATCCATAAAGCCTTTAGGTAGCAATTCATAAGGTATACGTATTATAGAATATTGCTTCCAATCAAAATTTTCTGGAGGATCTTCTCCAAAAATTTCGCGTAACATATTTGCATCACCCTTACTTTTAATTATAGATTTCCACTTTTTCCAATAAGTAGCAAAGTGATTAAAATCATAGTAAGCAGTTCCAGATAAAATAATTTGATTGTCTTTTTTGATCTCTACAGGTTTATCAAGATCAATACCTAACTCTATAGCTTTTTGCTCTGCCGCCAATCTCTTTACGTTCTCTACTGGATTAGCACTTACAGCAGCGAAACCGGCAACAACGTTTTCGAAAATTTCTCTTGGCACAGACGCGAATTCGTCGCATATGATATCATTGGCGCGTTGACCTCTAATCTTTTGACCGTCACCTAAAGGTAAACATGTTATAGTGCTGTCATTAAGCTTAAGAGTACAACGATCAGTATCTCTTCTTGGGCCACTGTCTCCATCGCAAACATCTCTAAGCATTGGAGAATTGTTCCATATCGTTTCCATGTATTCAAACAATATTTTGGACTGACGAAAAGCGGCACCAACAATAACAATTTTTCTTTTTGGTAGTATTAATGCGCGCAGTATGGAATATAATGAAAGCATAAAAGACTTTCCAGCACCGCGAGTAGCGATAAGCATAGGGAATTTACGCTCCCATAGTTCTCTTAAAATCAAAGATTGAGATGGAAGAAGTTGAGTATTTAATATATGCTTGGCTATAAATGGAAGATAGTCGGGCTGGGTAATAAGCCAAGCTAATCTTATATTAAATTCTTCATCATCAGAAGCAACGAATTGCATAGGATTAAAAAAGTTGCTTCCAACTTGATCTAAACCAAGCCATGCTTCTTCTACTATTTTAAGATCATTTACTCCCATGATGTAATAACCTTATCAGCAAATCCATAGTTTACTGCATCATTAGCGTTTATATACCAATCGCCATTCTTCATCTTTCTATAAAGAAAGTTTTTGACTTTTGTTAAATCCCAATTCTGATCTTTGAAATATTTACCTTTTACGCATCTGCTAGCATAAATATCCATCATGATGTCACAAAGGTTTTTCTCATATTTAACCCAGTTTTGAACATTTAAATAATGACCATTAGCATCGCTAGAGCCAAAATGAGACATAAAGTAAGAATTTGGCGTCATAAGTCGTTTATCAGCAGCTTGTAAAATGATACTACTCATAGACTCTGCCTGTCCATAAACTATTATGGTTACATGGGACTTGCACATAGTAATAGTATCAAATATAGCCATTCCGTCAGACCATTCTCCACCTATACTATGCATATGTATGAAAATTTCATTGTTGTTATCTTGTTCCAAAACACGTACATTTTTTATGAACGTATTAGCCATTTTATATTCAACGCCGGGATTGCTATTCTCATCTGATGCATAAGTATTATGCAAAAATATTTCTCTAGTCTTTATATTGCAGCCATAATTATGTAAATCAAACAATTTGTCATGTGTAATTGCCATATTATTTCTTTCTTCCAATAGTGTACATTTCATTAATTCGCTTAAAAATGCT